AGTATCAATATTAGCAGTACCATCGAGATATAAATCTTTAAACTCTAACGCACCTGTACCTAAGTCGATATCATTATCGGTGACGGGAACAATAGCACCATCTTGAAATCGAAACTGTTCTACAGGCGAACCACCTACTTCTACAAATACTCCAAATCTATTGTTAGATGTATCTGAAACTATTTTATTATTAGCATCTAAGTCAGCAATAAGGGGTACGTAACCACCTTCTGCTGCTGTTCCATCATGGCTGTGGCCAGTGGATGAGGCAAATGCTGATTCTAACTGATTGAACTCGTTATTAAAGTGTGTCGCTTCAATAACGGAACCGTCAGTAATATTAGCTGATTCCTGCCTTGTATATGTCGCTCCCATTTATCGTCTACCTCCTGGTATAAATTCTAATTCAAATCCTTTAAAGGATATTGGTAAGTTTGAAGAAAAGTCTTCTACACGTAATGCTACAGTAAATCCACTTCCTTCGACTGATTGTCGTACTAAGTTTGCACCTGATGAACCATAAACAGCAGTTCCATAGGTAGATGCACTTAATCCATAAACTGCAATACCTGCTCCTGTGGATAATGTGTAAGGGTCAGGTTGAGGAACTTGAGGGCTATCAAAGTCATAACGGACTTTAAAGTTTGCACTAACATCACCTTCATTCTCATAGTTCCAAATAACTCGTTGCATACTCTTTCTGATACCGGGGTCTCCCATTGTCATATCAGGAGTTCGATAGAAAGATTGTATGGTTGCTGAACTATCGGCTCTAGCAAATGTATTTCCTGATTCTTGTAAATAAACATAGCCGTCATATCCACCTGATACGACTGTTTCTGTATCACTAATAAAATCAGAATCTGCTGAAGAAACTTTTAAACCTACTAACTCTGCGTATTCAAAACCTGGGTTACCTGTTTGTATATTGGTTTTAATAGTACAGATTAAACCCTTTGCAGAATTTTGAGATTGGTCAACACTGGTAGGATAGAATAATCTATATTGAGATTTATTTCTAATCACAAGTGAATTAATATTGTGGGTTGTAATATCTTCAATAATATCCTGTACTTGTTTAGAAATAGTTCCCAACTCAACGTCACCAATTCTATCTGTACCTGCGATTGTTCTTAATCCGTCAGGTCCTAGAAAGATAACATCACCACCAAATTCTTGAATACTTCTTCCGTCAATACATCCAATCTTTCTTGTAACAGGTTGTAATGCAAAGTCTGCAGAAGAACTACCTACTAATTTAAATATCTCATCATTAGAGAAAATAAATAAATTATCACGGAAAACTTTAAGGCCTGTAACAGGAGAGTCTACTTTAATTTCACCACCACCATTGGCCACAGTAAAATCATTAGTAGAAAATGAAGCCATAAACTTAACAGATTGTTTATTACTTGCATCGCCTGAAAAGAATATATGATTCTTAAATATTTCTACAAACTTAAAATTAGCACTTCCTGAAGCATTAACATTGGTTACAGTATAGCTAGTGTCAACAACTCGGGGTGTTGATGTCCCAGAACAAATAACAATGTTATCAGTCCCGCTAAAATTGAATTTCCTAAATTCATAGTTTTGCGTTGGTGTCCCTAATCCTGTAATAAGAGAAGTCCAACTACCTGAACCACTAGATGCATAGTGTATACTACCCCCTCTACCTGCTAATACAACACCATTAAATACGGCTGACATAACAACACGTTCACTAGGTGATGCTACTTGAGGAACTATATTATCATTAAATAATGTTGTCCCTCTAATCTTTTTATATCCACCTGTAATATCAGGCTCAAAGTTTTTTAACTCTAAGGCCTCTCCAGGTGACATAGAGAATACATCTTTGTTGAGGACTAAACCTCCACCTATACTAACAACGGAAGGTTGGGTTTGTGCCATATTATGCTGATGTATCTGCTGATGATGGGTATGATTGTAAGTTTACTCTTGTATCTCTCATATACTCAGGTCGATTGAGTAACTCTACTCTAATTCTTTCTACACCTCTTTCATACTCAGCATTTGCTATATTAGCCATAGGTACATCGTTACGTAACTTATACAAATAATACTTTGCTCTATTGACAACAGTATCTGCATATCTATCAGGTAAATCTAAAGTATCTGTGTATGCTGATAAGTCACTATGTGTTTTAAAGTATTCATATTCCACAGTATAAGAATCACTGTCAGGAATAGGTGTTAATCCAAATTTTAAATTGTCTTGTGTTCGATAAACATAAGAAGGTTTACCATATTGTGAATCATCCACTACTTCATCTCTAGGATATCTATTCTGAATAAAGTCATCATAACTAGCATATTTTAAATAGACAGGCACTTCATCTTCCGATAGTCTAACAAAGTCAATATCTAAATTATCAGAGGATGCATTTTCTAATCCAACATAGATTGCTGAAGAAGAAGGTGTAAAGTCTTTTGTGTAAATAGTTCCGTTACCTGTTTCACTAACAGTAATAGTATCTGATAATATTTCTGTACCACTAATCGTTGTACCAATCTTTAAAGATATAGAACTTCCTGATGCACTAGAGTCAATAAGTCTAATGGCTAATTTGTGTAATCTATTCTTAATAACAGAAATAGATTGAGTTACCTCTGCTGAGTTTAATCTCATTCTTCCATTACCTGTAGATACATAGGCAGGAGTACCACTTACAGTTGTCCAGTTATCAATATTGGAAGTAAAGTCTGTATTTGTAATTCTTTGTTTTGGTTTTAATCTGAATGTATCAAAGTCTGCTTTTCTAAAGGCAGTAGGGAAATCATACTCTTGTTGTCCTGAATAAGTATCTTGTGTTGTCTTCACAAATAACCATGGCCATTCTATTTCTGCATTATATAAATCATTAACCGCTTTATTAATAAAACCTTTAACAGCAGTTTGTACACCTCTACTAGCTGTAAAGTTACCACTTGTTAACTCGACTTCATTTAGTTCTCGTAAAACGAGATTAGTTAATGTTAAATATGATTTTGTCCCTGCCATTTTTTATCCTCTAAGTGATTAATAACTCTATCTATTTCTTTTTGTGTCATACACATCACGACACTTTCTTGAATTGTTTCTACTGGAAACTGTAGTTCTATACTTGTTTTTAAATAATCTGCTTGTTCTTGTATAAAATTATCACAAGTTTCTATTTCTAAAAAATCATCATACTTGTATTTCATTACTCTTGGGTTTTCTTCCCCTACTAATAATATAACTAATACAATAAAAAATTTCATGTTTTAAAAAAGGGGGGTATTAAAACCCCCCAATTATTATTATGCAAATGTTGATGTCTGAGAATCAGTGTCAGCAAGTGTGCCACCATCATCTAAAGACATGACACAAGCCCATACTCTTACTTTTGCATTAATTGCACCAGTACCGATTGTCAGTCTGATTGCATCTGCAGAAGAATAAGCATAGTTTGCATCAAGAGTAGTCATTTGACCTGCGGCAGCTACGGTTGCAGCAGCGGCATATTGGTCAGCGTCTACACTATCACCAACTGCGATAGTACCGGAGTTACCTGCACCATCGGCTGTTAATACATCTACACCAGCAGCTAACACTAATGAGTTAGCAGGGATAGGAAGCACATCAAAAGTATCTGTTGCTACGTTTGTTGTAGATGAAAAATCTACTACGTCAGAGATAACTCTTGGGATGCTTGAACCCATTTTTGCTGTTAAGTTAGTAGAAGTAATATTACTGTTATAAGCTGTCATTTTCTATTTCCTCCTACTATTAGTCAATTAAGACATGTTCTGCAACAAGAGCTACGTCACGTAACACTTTTCTACCAAACACATGTAAGCCTCTAACGACATCAGAGAATGAATCAGTGTCTCTGATAACTTCGATTTTTGCAATGTGGTTAGCTGTTGCAGTGGAAGACATATGACCTGATAATACTTTGTAGTAGTTCGATGTTGAACTTGCCGCAAAGTTATTAGTCATATAGATTTCCATGTTCATAATCTTACCACTGTATACTTTACCATTTCTTAATGGTGCTGCATTACCAGTAGTATCATCCATAAGTTTTGATGAAGTTTGACCTAGTTGCTCCATAAACTCAGGTGAACCTAAGAACCATCTGTTCTCTTCAGGTACATCCTGTTTGTTTAATAGTTTAGCGTGTTTTGAAATTAAATCGACAGGGTCAATTTCAGAAGTTCCAAAACCTACGTCTACTCCAGAACCATCAGAACCGATTACATGGTCAGGCGAACTTGCACTTGGACCTGCAAACATAGCTGCAATAACATTCTTGTCATATTCATTTTTTAATGCATAAGCACCAGAAGAAGTTGCAACTGATTCAAAGTTAATGTGAGAATGTCTTTCCTCAATATCATCAACTTTAAATGCGAAAGCGTTTGCTTGGTCAACAACGAGTTGTAACTGGTCATCCTGTAAGTTTTGTGGATTTACAGCTGCACCTCTTGTGTAAGCCTGAACAGAAACAGTCGGTTCTTTGATGATGTTTACAGTGTCGCCAAAGTTTTCAATCTCACCTGCGTAGTCAGTATTTGTAATAGCTTCTACAACAGATGCAGTTCTGAAAAACTTTTGGACTTTTTGGCTGTAGATAACTGGACTAAAATTACCGTTTGGTAAATTAGCGTATCCACTTGATTTAGTAAATGCCATCGTTTTTCTCCTTTTGTTTTTGTTTATTATTTAAAGTTGTTATGATTTTTCTTATCTGATTCGACCTTCTCTATTGGCCATATCAATTTCTTTCTCAAACTTATCATACTCGCTTGGTTTTAACTTGCGAATTTCATCCCAAGTCCAAGTTTTCTTATCAGTCGGATTCTCACTAGGCTTAGTTTTAGAAACAGATTTTGCCGCTTCTTTCTTAGCATCGTAAGAAACTTTCTTAGTAGAAAGACCTCTATCGTATTTATACAAGTCAATCGCTCTAGCTGCTGCTGTTGGATTGTCTGTATTATCATACAACCAAGATTGTACAGTTTTATCCTGAACAGATGCCCACTCATGAAAATCAGAACTTTCTCTGATATCTTGAAAGTCGGGATGCTTCTTAGCAAGTTCTACTTCAGCTTTTTCTCTAGCAAGTCGAGACTGTTGTTTTTTTAATTCCAACATTTCCTCTTGTAATTCTTGCTTAGTTTTCATTGTAGCTTCTGTAGTTAATTGCATAACAGAATCATACATCTCAGGATAATCCTTACGCCATTCTTCTAATTCTTCTTTAGTTTTAAAGATAGGTTTAGATGCAATAGCTTCTCTTTCTTTCTTTAGTTTGAGAACTTCATCTTTATGTTTAGATACAGTCTCATCATAATGCCGTTTTAAGTCATCATAACGCTTCTTAAATACAGCATCTTCTACTCCGACAGGGTGTTCATCTTTAGGTTTCTTCTCGTCAGATTCTTCCTCAGATTCTGCAGTAGCTGTCTTTTCGTCTTCCTTGTCCATTAGATTCCTATTAGGATTCTTATATGGAGTGGGTGTTGCCTGTTCTTCTGTTGCCTCAGAAACTTTTTCTTCAACAACTTCAGATTGGTTTTGTTGTTCCATTTATACTCCTTCGGGGTGCTGTTGGATTCAGGTCGCCCCTATTATGCAGGGCCGTTATTGAACGGGTGGCTGCGTCATCATTCCCTCACCAGTCATTGGTGCAGGGCTTTCACTTTGTGGTGAAACTGGTTGTTGTGGCTGTGGTTGTGCCACTTGTGGTTCAGGGATTGCTTCTTGCATAACCATGCCGAATCCTTGACCAAAAACTTTTGACATAAAATCTCTAAACTGAGGTACGTTTAATTGTGTAATTAACTGCATCTCTTCTTCATTTAAATTTCTTAAATTGTTAGAAACTTCTCTAGCTGATACCTCTAGTTCCATAGGTTCTTGACCAGCACCTGTCGGCTGAACATTTGCTCCCATCATACCTTGTCTCATTTCTTCTTCCATTAGATTCCTCCTCTTAATCTTTCTCCTGAAACAGATGCTCCTGCTTTTGCTCTTTCAAATTTACCTGTAGTTGCTGTTCCACTTTCTCTTTGCTTTTGTGTTTGACCTGTTTCTCGTTGTCTTTGTTCTTGAGTTCTAGGTTTATCATAAGTTTGCCTTGTATCTTTTCCTTCTTTTATTTGTTGTAACTGTTCTTCTTGTTTTTGTTTTTGTAATTTATTATAGTTATCTGTAATTTCTTGTCGTTTTTCTTTTTCTTTTTTAAGTTTTTGATTTTTATCATACAAATCTCTTTGTAATCTATCTAATCTTCCAATTTGATATTGAAGTTCATCTTTATCCGTTATGGTATCTAGACTTTTTTGTAATGCATCAATATTCATTCCTAAAACTTCTACATCCCTGTTTAATTGACCAAATTCTTTTACACCCATTAATTCACCAAAACCTCCTTCAAACCTAGGAGTAACTTCTTTTGTTAATCCTGTATCTGATTTTAAAGTTTTTTCTTCTTCTGCTTTTGGTTCTTCTTTTTCAGCTGTAATTGTTGGAGTGCCACTTATCTGACCTTCTTCATATATTTTTTTCATAGTATCATATTGAGTTTGTTCTTCCATAGATAATTCAGCACCTGTTGCTCTTGCTCCAGGAGGTAATCCTAATTCTTCTTCTTGATAATTTCTAGTAACTTGTACTGTATCTATTGTGTCAGGTTTACCGTCACCGTCATTGTCTCTCAATATACCTAAATCCATAGCTTGTCTTTCATTAAAGTATTGTCCAATATTATGTAAACCATTCATTACAGTTCCGATAATTCCACCAGTCTCAAAAGGATTTAAAGTTTTTCTTGATGGTTGATACTCATATTGTCCTTTTCTTAAATTAGTATCAGTAGCACTTATATTTTTATCAAAATTAATTGTACCTTTTAGGTCTCTAGCTTGATTAGTTAAACTTTTAGGTTCTGGTAAAGTTACTTCTTGTCTATCACTTTTAGGTTGTTCTATTGGAACACAAACTTTTTGTACTGGGTCATACTTAAATCCTGGAGGACATGGGTCATAAGCAGGTGCTTCGGGTTCTGTTGTAGGTGTGGTATCTACAGGTTGTGTGACAGGTGTTGATGGTTGCATTATACCTGTACCTACTTCAGGAAAATCTTCTTGTCTAAATTGAGGTAGCTCCCCTTGTTCTATTTCTCGTAACATACGAGGATAACCTTGTTCTTCTGTTCCGTATTGAACAGTAGCAGTTGGACCTTTATATTCAGGTAATGTGTATTGTTGTCCTGTAACAGTCATAATACCGTCTGTTGCAGAATCATAAACTTGTTGTTCGGTTGTAGTAGACTGTACTCCTGTTCTGAAGGGGAACATAATCCCCTCCGATTCTTGTTGTAATATTTTGGATAAATCAGCCATTCTTATTCAATTGGTCTCTCAAGTTAAGTATTTGGTGCAGTAAAGCCGCCTTGCCCTGGAGTCTGTGGAACTCCTGTTCCGATGTTGCCACCTCCAGACCCTTGTGTGTCTGTGACAGATGCTCCTGCAGGTATTCCTCCAGTATTTCCCATGCCACCTTGTTGCCCGTTAGGGTTTTCAATTTGTTGACTTCCATTCATTTCTCCCATCATCTTCATAAAGATTGCTGCCTTCTCAGGGTCGTTGACTAATT